TCCATTAATTTTGCCATAGTCAACGGCTCGTATAACGGCTTGACTAAATTATCTTTGGTATATTGGGAATCAGTAAATAATTCTTTTTGCAGTTGCTTACTTTGTGAAGTCGTGTAATTTTCTAACACATCGGTCTTAACTGCGTTCCCTTTGGTTGTTACTACTGCGTAAGGTGTCCATTTATTTGGTTTCATATTCTACCTCCTTCCTATCTTATTTTATTTCTTCGCTTAAACTTAAATTTTTTAAATTCTGTCTTAAAGTAGCCAATTCTATACTTTTATCAAAATATGCTTCTCTCCAGAAACATTCCTTTCCTTCTGAAGTCCGTCTTTTTAGTTCAATAGAATTTCTGGTATTGCGTTTTTCATATTCCAACAATTCTTCTTCTGTATATATTCCTAAACTAATAGACTCTCTTTTAAAATCTTTCCAACAACCTTCATAATCTATTTTATTCATTTTTTTACCTTCCCTGTTTTCAACCTAACCTTTTTCGGTTTGAGTTCCTCACCGTGTTTCCGGTCAATCCCTAATTCTTCGCATACACTATTATAACAGCATTGATACCAAAATCCATAATTATCTACTCTACCGTATTTCTTGTTTATTTTATCCTGCACTTCTATTGCCGGATACCCTTCTCTGATTAAATCCTTCATCTCCTCTGATATTTGCCTTGCTAACATCTTATTCCCCCTTAGACTTTGAAATACCTTTATATTTCAATTTTTCCAATTATTGAATGTAACAATATTAGTTTCTACAAAATCTCCCAATAGTAAGTCTAATTTGAGCATTTTTTTTCCTCCTACACATTAACATATACTTTTGGTCTTTTCTTCCTCATACATTGCGGAATATATCCTACGCAGTCCACAATATCATCGTGTTCGCCTTCCGGGAATTTTGTTAGTTCATCTTCAAATTCATCTAATTGCGGGAGCTTATTCCAGATAAATACTTTTCCTGTTTCAAATTTTGCACTCATGGAATTTGCTCTGGTTACTTTATCACCTATCGGGTCTAATTTTCTGATTGAAATATCAATTAATGTATTCATTTCATCTGCCAACACCGCCTGATATTGGTTTGATTCGATTCCTAACCAACCTAAAGGTGAATTTCTGCGGTAGTGTTCCGGAGTTAGTCTTTTTTGTTCAGCCCAACTAAAACGTCCTCTTAATAGATTCGTGATGTAGATATTCCCTTCTCTGTCCACCCCGAAAGTCAAAATTACAAAATAATCTGCTGTTTCTTTTTTGGATAATGCTAAGTCGCAAGTCTGATAGAAAGCGATGTCTTTAATTGGGATTCGCTTTCCGTTGGTTAGGACATAATATTCTCCGTCCTTTTTAAAGTAATTAAACCATTCACGCTTGAAGATTGAGCCTTGTTTCATGAGGGTTACATCATTCTGGTATTGAGCATTAAATCTCATTGAGCCTATTTTGGATTTAATATCAAGCAATTTCTCAATACTCCAAACTTCTGGCCAATATGATTCCCCATTATCCAGAATGGCTTTGTTTGTTCCCTTATTATATTTTATTCCTCTTTCTAACAATCTTCCATACATATCGTCAGCATGATAGCGAGTGCCATTCCACTTTATTACTCCTCCTCTAACCAACATTGGAACACAAGTCATTCCAATCCAGTTTTCCAATTTATCCCTTTGGTATTGTGTCCGGGAGTTTTCTAAATCTACTATGTCATCAATCAATATATCATCAAATTCATATCCTGTTATTGAACTTGAATATCCAAATGCTGTAACTGTAGAGCCTTTTTGTATTTTGTCTGCCCCTGCTATAATGAATTCCTTTTCACTCCATCTTCTGGTTGGCATTAATTGAGGATATAATGCTGTAAGTATTTTATTGTTTTCACATTGAAGTTTGATTTCAGAAGCAAAATGTATTGCCTGTCCTTCAGTATCGGAGGATATGCCTAAACGGATATTAGGATTTTTTGCCATTTTGTAGATATATGACATTCCTTTTACAGTAGTCTTGGCTGATTTTCTTGGTCCTAAACATAAATCTTCTTCCGGAGTTAAAGCATCATAAAACCATTTTTCATGAAAGTCTTTAAATTCATAATCCGGATAAAGTATTTTGCTTAAATACCATGGCTCATCATCAATCTTTTTTCTTATCTTTTCCAGACATATTTGCAAGTGATTCGAAGGCAAGTCTAATAACTTCATTTTTTTCTTCCTCTGATAAATTGGTTTCTAATTTGCCTTTAACGTTGAGATTGTGTTCTTCGACTGGCTTTAATCCAACACCATCTAATACATATTTTATAAGGTCAGCTTTTACGTAACTATCTGCTATTTTTTCATCACTTTGTAAGATACTAACCAATCTTTGAAGTGCGGCTTCACTAATTCGATACAACCTTAATTTATTTCTGGATTTTAAGTCTTCTATTCTTCTGTCTAATTCTTCCTCTACCTTAGGATTTCTTAGCAATTGTGAAGCGTTTACCATAGCTACATTATCGTCTTTGGTTTCGTACCCTGCATCTATATAGGCTTTCTTTTGTGTTTTGCCTTCTAATAGTCCGTCTATAAATTTTAATTGTCGGATATTTAGTTTATTTTGTTCTTCTTGGTTTTCTTTTTTAGGCATTTAGTTTTCCTTATAATATATTTTCATCATATACAAAAAGGGAGTATCAAATAAGGCTATTATTAGTTTTACAATATATTGCCCTACTATCATTCCAAATAAAACATTATTCGGCATTGTTCCATAAAAAGCAATAGAAATAAATAATACTGTATCTATTAATTGGCTTGACATGGTAGAGGCATTATTCCGTAACCATAAATGCTTTCCTTTGGTTACTTCTTTGATTTTATGAAATACAAATACATCCCAATTCTGGCTGAATATATAAGCAACCAAAGAGCCTAATACAATCCTGCCTGTCATTCCCAATGTAGTTTTTATTGCTTCCTGCCCTTCCCAAAAAATAGGATATTCCCATGCTATTACAATATGCACTCCTAACACCAATAATACTGACCCGATAAATCCACTTGCTATTGCTATTTTTGCATCCTTTTTACTGTAAAATTCGCATAATGCGTCTGTAATCAAAAAACTCACTCCATAAACGATTACTGCCGCTGGAACAACATACCCTCCAAACACTACTAATTTATTCGCAAATACTTGAGCCATTACTATTAATGCTGTGTAAATTCCTATTAATAATCCCTTACCATAAATTTTCCCTAAAATCATTGACCCTGTAGCCATTGCTAAAGTAACTAAAATCCATAACAATATTATTACCATTATATTCACTCCTTTTATAATAAATTTATTATTTTATAACCTAAATAGATTCCGAATATTCCTATAATTCCCTCAATAACCATAGGAGCAGGAATTGGTAATTTAAAATACCCAAACACTGCACCAGTTATAAATCCTGTTATCAGACATTTTATATATATCATATCTTCTCCATGTATTTTTGAAATTTAATCCATTCCTGTAAATTATGTTGTTGAGCTAATTTATATCCATGGTCTTTTACTCTTTTGTTTTTTGTTCTGCTTTTCACACAATAAATTGCATTTCCTATAGTTTTTTCCATTCTTGCATATCTTTGCCCTGCTAACCAATTTGTACTGTCTACGCTATCAAAATTATATAATTTTAATTTATCTTGTTTTGGAGTAAATCCTAACCCATGAATCATACAATTATTTTCATGGGCAGTATTAATAAACCATTTAAAATATTTCCACTCTGTCCTTTTTATTTCGTTTGATACAATTCCTCCGATGGCTATATAATCGTAATTTTTACATAAATAAATAAATTCTTCTTTTCCTCTTGCCTTATGCCAAACTGGTATGCATTTTTTATTAGTTCCCTGTTCCAGTGTTTTTCTTAATAATTTAACATTATTATAACCGATTACATTGTCTATATCGATTTCAAAAAATAACTCAATTTTGAAATGGTTTATGTAATCAATATACCGTTGAGTATAACCTTTCCAATCAATATTATTAGCATTTTTTGTTTTTTTACTTCCCATAAAAGTAAAAGCCCCTGAATCCAACATAAATCCCTTACAATCACTGCTATTTTTGTATTTTATTATATATTCCTTTACATAAAAAATACTTTCTAATATATATAAAGGTTTATATTTATATACATATTTCATGTTTTTTTCCGAAAATATTGTGCTTAATGACGCTAAATATATTCTGATATATTTATCCTTTCTCCACATTTAGGGCAAGTTATAAATTTTTCTTTTTCTTTTTGTTCACTATCTTCACTATCTTCAAAAAAATTATCAATATCCATATTATTCATAATTGTATCAGCTTCATCTATTTTAAAACCAGTAAGTTCGATTTTAAATC